TGGGGCAGCATCTTTGATACTCAGATAGATGCTGTCCAGTTTATTATCCAGCACCCAGATGTCGTGGAACCTCCGGTAATCCATCTGCCATGCATTCAGTTTCTGGTTGATGGTAGGGTCAAAGATACGCATGATATCCTGCTTAGTGACTGCAATGGGTGTTGTGCGCGGGCAGACAAAAAAGTTGATATCCTTCGCTGTGGTTCCTTTCACATAGCCACCCTTTTCCTGCCCTGAGGTCTTACCATCGTAGATAGTAATTGCCGTATACATACGATTGGACGGGGTGGAGATAATCGGTACCTCATCAACAGAAGGAACCGCAGTCTCAATTCCCCCTTTTGAAAACGTGGTACTTGTAATCTTCCCAGACAGCTCCATTTCCAATTCTATGATCATATCAGGTGTGGCATGGATTACAAGCGGGCCATTGTACAGTTCCCGGATTGCCTTGATCCCTTCCTTGATTTTCCGAAGGGCCGATGTCCCGGTGGCTCCCGGTGTATAACCATAGGACACCATGCCAGCCTTCTTCGCCGTGATTGTCTCTGTTGCAATCTTACTGATACGGTATGCATCAATCTCGGGAACCACAAACGTCCGCTGGAATTCTCCCATGACTGCGGCTGCTGTGGTCACAAAGTTGTTCTCGTTAATGTCGACAGGATCAATCTGGAACTTGCGGCCCCTATCCTGGGTCATCTTCCTGGTTTCATACTCCAAGGTAACTCCACCCTGCTGGTATCCATTGTCCCGATCATAGTCACCCAAGCCCTGGACGCTCATCTTCGGGATCTTTACCTCTGCACCTCCGTTATAAATCACCTGTCCAGCATTTGCATCCATCCATCCTGTAACGGCCTCCCGGATTGCTACCTTATCCAAAGTGTTCTGAAAAAGTGTTGCTGTTGCTAATGTGTTAATTGCCATAGTCTTCTATCATCCTTTCTTATATGCTTCCCATCATCAGGTTTTCTACCTGTTTTGCAAGATCATCATCTCCACCTGTTGGTGCTTTCTTCGGCGGCGTACCGCCCTTCAGCTTCTCTTCCACAGCAGCCTGTACGGCCTCCTGGAAGGCTTTCTCTACAGCAACCATGGATTTATTACATGATTCCGCATCCGTGTAATTCAACACTTCTGCAAGCCCTACAGGTAGTTTCTTTTCAGCCAGCGTATTCTTTGCCTCGGCCATCAGCTCCCGGCGGGTTATGTCCGCTTCACGGGCTGCCAATGCTTTCTCATGTTTCTGTTGCAAGTATAAGGCTTTCTCTTCTTTCGTCATCTTTGCCAGCTTTTCAGCCTCGGATAGTTTATCATCCGTAAGAACCTTCCACTTCTCCTGTGCTTTTGCAAGTGCTGTCTCAATGCCCTTTTGCATCCTACGATCAAACTCAGCTTGGTGACCATCCTTTAATATGTCATCAAATGATGGGGGATCTGCCTTCCCTCTTTCTTCCCCGGATGTTCCACTGTTCTCACCTTCAGCTCCGTCACCATTGCCGCCTTCGGCCCCAGCGCCGTCTCCACTTGCTGCAAAAAGTTGCAGGTTCATTGGCACTCGTTCCCTGCTATGTGATTCTTTTCTCATTAATTACTCCT